ATGCCTGACAGCGTAGAGATTGAGACCAAGGCAATTCAACGCCTATCGCCAAAACATCGCGCCTTTGTAGAGGCATACCTGCGATGCTGGAATGCCTCAGAGGCAGCACGGCAGGCGGGTTACAAGGGCAGGGCCAACACGGTAGGTCCAAGGCTGTTGGCAAATGTTGGCATTCAGGTCGAGATTGAACGCCGCCTCTCCGAAATCGCCATGTCGTCTGACGAGGTCCTTGCCCGTTTGGCAGAACAGGCGCGCGGCGAGCACGGCAAATATATCACCTCAGAAGGACAAGTAGACATTTCGCGGTTAATTGCAGATGGCAAAGGTTACCTAGTCAAGGCCATCAGACCGACCGCGCATGGTATTGCTTATGAATTTTATGACAGTCAATCCGCGCTTGTTTGGATTGGTAAGCACTTCCGATTGTTTATTGATCGCACTGATTTAACTAGCGACGGGAAACCATTGACGATTCGGGTGGTGTATGATGACGACGGGCCAGACGGGAAGTAAATCCTGCCTTCGCTGTGGCGAAACAAAACCCCTGGAACGATTCCCCAAGCGGAAGCGGTGCAATGATGGGCATGAGAATGTCTGTTGGGATTGTACCAATGCCCGAAAAAGAAAATGGGAGGCTGAGCACCATGAACAAACCTTAGCATCCAAAAAGAAATGGGACCAGGCAAATAGACAGAAGAGAATCGAGATCTCAATTAGATGGGCACGAGCACATAAGGATGCTGTGAGTGCGATACAAAAACGCTACCTGGATTCCCATCCAGAAGCACGGCAAAAGCGCAACGAGTTAATTGGTAAGTGGCATAAAGCGCACCCCGAAAAGCAAAGGGAAAGCACCCAGCGTTGGCGAGTGAAGAACAGAGCAAAGACAAATGGATATACGCAAAGACGGCGGGCTGTTAAGCGTGGTAACGGCGGGCAATACACAGATTTAGAATGGAGAGAACTTTGTGATCGTTACGACAACCGCTGCCTTTGTTGTGGGGGAAAAGCAGACCTAACGCCCGACCACATCGTTCCTGTGAAGTTGGGTGGCACAAGCGCGATAGACAACATTCAGCCCTTATGCCGATCCTGTAATTCTAAAAAGCATCTGAAGATAATTGACTACAGATGAGCGCGAGTTTGTTGCTAGGCTTCGTAGACCCCACCCTCAGCAGCGCGGTTTTATTGAATCTACCGCAATGAGGGGAATTGTACGCGCGGGAAGACGAAGCGGGAAAACAACTGGGGCGGCAACTCTGGCTGTCAAGGCATTCTTGGCAAAACGGCGCGTACTCTATGCTGTCCCCACGGAAGAACAGGTGGGCAAGTTCTGGTTTGAGGTTTGCCGTGCGTTGCAAGAGTTAATAGACACGGGGGCATTTTACAAGAACGAGACGATGCATGTGATAGAAATACTGCGCACGGAAAACCGCATCCGGGCGAAAACCGCGTGGGATGCAGATTCTTTGCGCGGTGATTATGCCGACTTGCTTATTTTGGATGAATTTCAATTGATGCATGAACATACTTGGGAACTGGTCGGCGCTCCTATGCTCCTGGACAACGACGGCGACGCCGTGTTCATCTACACGCCGCCGTCCATCCGGTCGGCGGCCAGGAGCAAGGCACGTGACCCACGCCACGCCGCTAAGATGTTCAAGCGAGCGCAGGCAGACGTGACGGGCCGCTGGGCCGCGTTTCACTTTACCAGCCATGATAACCCGTACATCAGCAAGACGGCGCTAGATGAGATCGCGCAGGACATGACCACCCTGGGTTATCGCCAGGAGATTATGGCGGAAGACGTGGAGGACAACCCCGGCGCATTGTGGACACGGGAATGGATTGAGGCGGGCCGCGTGACCGACATGCCCGACATGGCAACCGTCGCCGTAGCCGTAGACCCGTCCACCACGAGCACGGGCGACGAGTGGGGTATCATCGGCGGCGGCAACTCCAGCGAGGCCGGCAAGGCGCATCTGTGGGTGCTGGAGGATGCCAGCCTGCAAGCCTCGCCCGACGTGGCTGCCCGTGAGGTGGTCGCCATGTACAATCGCCTGCGGGCGGACCACGTGGTAGCCGAGGCGAACCAGGGCGGAGAGATGATTTCGCTCATCATTCACACGATAGACCCGCGTGTGCCGGTACGACTGGTGCACGCCACACGCGGCAAGCAAGTGCGGGCGGAGCCGGTATCCGCCGTGTACGAGCAAGGACGCGGGCACCACGTTGGCACCTTCCCGCGCTTGGAGGATGAATTATGTCAGTGGGAACCAGGCCAGCCCAGCCCGAACCGCATGGACGCGCTGGTGTGGCTGGCGACCGATCTGGTATTGTCCGGGCATTCGGCCACGCAGAGGCCAGACGAGGGGGCAGAGGCATTGGCGGGGCCGTCCAGGTGGACGACTCGCACGACGCCGAGGTGGAAGAGGAGCAAGCGATAAATGGATATGTCAGACCAACAATCATTATATGTTTCAAAGGATTCAGGCTTGTTTTTCCCCCCAGTCCTGAGCATCCTCGAAATCAATGGGGATTCCATAAGGTTCAATTTTACCAGAAGGAAGCCCTGTCTGTGGTGGCGATTCTGGCAATGGTTACTTCTCGGATGGCGATGGTTTGACGCATAGGTGGAAGAGGAGCAAGAGATGACAGAGTTCAGTTGGGAGCATGTATACGATTCGGACCAAGACTCTATGGACGCCAGTGTGCGGAAGATTCTTGGCTGTGACTCAATGGCAGATGCTAACGTTTCGTCAACAGGGAAGTTAATTGGCGTCCCTACAGCCTGGTGTTCAGCAAGTCCTTTGTGGAGATTTGGCATAGGCCATTGGCTTTCCTTCTCTGTTTGGCGCTATACGGACTTGGAAGCAGTACGACATTATACTGAGTTTCGGCTACAGTTAGGTAGGTTGGACAGCAACTCAAGCAAGGGCTAGATGAGGAGCCGGGGAGATGATGGGAACACGACGCCGAGGTGGAAGAGGAGCAAGAGATGACAGATGGAGGTAACTAGTGCATGGTTATTTACTGGATAACCTCGGTATTACAGTCAACTTGCGAACGTTGGAGACGTGGCCTAGTTTTGTACGAGCTGGCGGCAGGTTGCATGGGTCTGGTTGGCTAGGACGATCGTGGATGCGTCAAATTTACCCGGCAATCAGGCCCAAAGAATACGCACGACGAAAAATGGCATTTGAGCAAGCGCGGGCAGATGTGCGGTCGGAATTTCTCAACACAGTGCTAAAACGAGGGGAAGCGCAGATTAATGCCCTATCGGCTTGCGGCATGGTCGGAGGATGAAGATGGATACAAATCTGTTGGTGAATGGCAGCTTCGAGACCAACTGGAGCGACGGTGGCACGCATACGTGCCTGGTCATCCCGAAAAGCACGCCGGCATTCCTGTCCGAGCGCGGCAACGTGTTCACGCCGCCGGGGTGGGTGACGTGGTTCCGCCACGTGCCCGACAGGTGGGACCAGCCAGAGGTCCGGGATGCCTGGGCCACCCAAGACCCCCGCCGGGTGCACGGTGGCCAGAAGGCCATGCTCCTGTTCACCTTCTACCGCAGGCACGATGGCGGATTCTACCAGCAGGTCAAGGTCAACCCCGGCGCGCAGTTGACCCTGACTGCCTGGGCACACTCCTGGAGCAACCACACGATCAAGCACGAGGACAACCCGCAATGGTCAGAAGGCGCGGGCAAGTCCGTCGTCGCCTGGGCGGAAGGTAGCCAGCCCGTCACAGGCGACCCGCAGCAGGACGCCCGCTCCAACTTTACGTTCTGGGCCGGCATCGACCCGACGGGCGGCACGGACCCGCTATCTGCAGTGGTGGAGTGGTCACCCGGCTGGCATGTCTACAACGGATACTGCCAGCAGTTGGTACTCGGCGACGTAACAGCCGTGGCCGATACCGTGACGGTGTTCTTGCGCTCCCGCACCATGTGGAAGTTCAAGCACAACGATGCTTACTGGGATGACGTGGAGTTGACGGCGACCGGTGGCACTGTACCCGTGCGCGGGAAGCCGCGCGTACAGTTCGAGCGCACCTATCTGCTACTGCCACCGGGGCTGAGCGCCGAGTGGTGGCAGGCGGCGGCGGCGATTGCCCGTGAGCACGGGTGGACGATGGGCGGGAGTGCCGACGATGCGGGCATAGGCGACCTGGACGTGCGGCGGGTGTTGGCGGTGAATCCTGGGGAGTGGGATGCTGGATAACGTAACGCTCTTGCAAGGCAACGCAATTGACCGCTTGCGCGAACTGGAGACGGGCAGCGTGCACATGTGTGTAACATCGCCTCCATACTACGGCCTGCGCAAGTACACCGATGGAGACGGGCAGGAGATCGGACTTGAGGACACGCCAGAGGCATATGTGGCGCGGCTGGTGGAACCATTCGCTGAGGTAAAGCGAGTGCTACGGGATGACGGCACACTATGGGCAGTCTTAGGAGATAGTTTTTCTCAGGGTGGCGGCAAGCAAGTTTTGCAGACTAAGAACGCAAGCCATGGACTGGAAGGGACACGGATGAGAACGCCGTGGATTCCCTCAAAGCAACTCCTCGGCATTCCCTGGCGCGTGGCCTTTGCGCTCCAGGCCGACGGGTGGTACTTGCGGCATGCCATTCCGTGGATCAAGGCCAATAGCCTTCCAGAGTCGGTTAATGGTGTTCGTTGGGAGCGGCATAAGGTCAAGGTGCAATCAATCTCTCCACCACCCACAACAGGTAAGTGGTCAGATATTGACGCCCGCAAGAGTAAGGGGCTTGCTCCATCCGCGAGAGACGGCGTTGAATGGCAGCCACCACGAGTTGAATGGGCCGACTGCCCCGGCTGCCCGAAGTGCTCGCCCAACGACGGCTACATTCTGCGGCGTGGCGCGTGGAGGCCGACAACGGCGCATGAGTACATTTTTATGCTTGCCAAGACGGACAAGTATTTCGCGGATGCGGAGGCGGTGAGGATGAGACAAAACGGCGACGGTCGAAAGCGCGGTTGCGTGGTCAGCGAACGCAAGGCACTATTGACTGGTCATCCCGCGCATTACGGTGTGCAAGATACAGGCAGCCGCAACCGCCGCACCACCGATTGGTTCAACGAATCCCTGGACCTCGCCATCACCCAGACGGAAGCCTGGCTTGAGCACGCCCGCGCAGTACGAGACGGCAAGGGCTTGCTGCTGGACGAGGACGGCGACCCACTGGCAATGCTGGTGAACCCGCGCCCGTTCTCGGCGCGGAGCCTGGGGATAATGGACGTGGACCACTTCGCGGCGTTTCCGCCACAACTGGTGGAGCCGTGCATATTGGCGTCAACGAGCGAGGCGGGGGTTTGCGCAAAGTGTGGCGCGCAGTGGGCGAGAGTAATAGAGCGAGACCATCCTGGGCCAAGTGGGGCAACAAAACGCACGAAAGACCTTGACTTGATGAGGGTCAACCACCCGCCAGAGCCAGGTGAGCCAGGCGCGTTTTCCAGCACAGTTACTCTCGGCTTCCGCCCCTCCTGCTCCTGCGACTGCCCCGACACCGTGCCCGCCGTGGTCCTTGATCCGTTCGTTGGCACAGGAACCACCGGAGCCGTAGCCGTGAAGCACGGGCGGCGGTTCATCGGGATTGACATCAACAACGATTATCTCAGGATTGCAGAGGCGCGCATTGCACAAGCGCAACCCCTACAAGAGGAGTTATCACTATGACCGACAAACTACAAGCCTTCTTCGAGCAATACTACCCCGGTGTCGAATACACGCCCATCGTCGCCGCCACACCCGCTGCCCTGCGCGCGGCACTGGGCGGGACGTTGGAGCCACCAGAGCCACCGGGGCCACCTGGACCGCCAGAGCCGCAGCCTGCGCGCCAACTTGTTTCGCTCCACATCCAGGAATCAGCGGGGCCGTGGCTTGAGTTTATCACCCTCGTCCAGCCAACCGTTGTCAAATTGGTGTTCGGGATGGAACGGGCAGAGCAAATCAAGCAGGTGTCACCCGGCACGAAAGTGGTGTACCGCCCGTGGGTTGCGCACCAGGGGGAGTTCTGGGAGGCCGAGCCGCACAAAGGTGCACATGCATTCCTGGCGACATTCAAGGATTCGCTCTTGCGGTGTGCCGCCTGGATTGACTACGTGGAGACACTTAATGAGTTGATAGCCACGGATGACATACCGGGGATACAACGTACAGTCGCTTTCGACATTGCTTTCTGCGAGGCCCTGGCAGAAATTGGCTACCCCGCGCGGCCCATCATCCTCACCGCCGGCGTAGGCAACCCGCAACACGGCGACCAAACCCGCCTACTCATCCCAGCGGCACGGGCAGCGGTAGAGGCAGGCGGGGCGCTGGGGTACCATGCCTACTGGGGCGCGCGGCCTGGGTATTGCACGATGCCGACGGCCTGGCAGCACTACGCGGGGCGGGCGCTGGAGTCGTGGGACCCCGTCTTCCGCGAGGCTGGCCTATACCCGGACTACATCTTCGGGGAGTGCGGCGCAATCTACGAGGAGTCGGGAGTGGGGATGCCCAGCGCGGGAGCCGGCTGGAAGTACAAGGCTACCCTCGCGGGTGACTGGCAGGCATACCTAGCGCAAATCCTGGACTTCCGCCGCCGCCTGAACGAGTGGAACGCCACGCATGGCGGGCGGTGCCTGGGCGCGACCCTGTTCACTGTCGGTGGCGGCGACGAGTGGAAGTATTTCGAGTTGAGCGGGCAGTTAGCGGCGCTGGCGGAAGCGGTGAAGTAAATGCCTGTGGAATTGACCGACCTGCCAGAACCGCAGGCCGTAGGAGTTACCGCATGAATAAGCAGCAGCAGCAACAGCAACGACGGGAGATACTGGAATCTGACGAGCACTGGAGCGTGCTATCCGAGCGCCTGGGTGTGAGCCGTGCCACGATCTACCGCACCCGCCAGGAACGCGACGAGACGCAGTCCTTTGCCGAGCGTCCGCGCGTGCGTGCCTCTGATACGCAATTCAGTCAAATCTCCGTATCGGGCATCACACGCCACGGCGGGGCGGTAACCGAGGAATTCCAACGCGAACTACAGGAGGACGGCGGCGCGCGTATTTACACCGAGATGTCTGTCCATCCCGTCGTGGCCGCCGTGCTGTTCGCCATCAAGATGGGTGGCCTGCGCCGTGTGCGTTGGTGGACTGAGCCGGCCAGTGACAAGCCGGACGACAAGCGGGTGGCGGAGTTCGTGGATGAGTGCCGCGAGGACATGAGCCAGTCGTGGTCTGAGGTGACGTCACAGATATTCAACATGCTCAAGTTCGGGTACCAGCCCTGCGAATTGGTCTACAAGAAACGCCTGGGCCAGGAACCGCCCAAGTACGTCGAGGACCCGGCACGTTCCAGGTATGCCGACGGCTTGATCGGCTGGCGGCGCTGGCAATTCATCAACCCGCTATCGCTCGCGTCGGGCAATGCCTGGGACTTCGACGACTATGGCCGTGTCCAGGCTATCAACCAGATCCCGCCGCCGGACTACAAGCCGCGCAAGATTCCGATGGAGAAGGCGTTGCTATTCAGGACTGAGGTGGAATACGACAATCCAGAGGGTCGCTCAATCCTAAGACCAATGTACAAGCCATATTACTTTGCCACGAACCTTGCCGAGGTGGAGGCCATCGGAGCCGAACGGTTGGGCGTCGGCTTGCCCGTCATGTACCTGGGCAACGATTGTAGCCTGTCTGGCGCTGATTCAGATTACGACCTGGCGAAGGGACTGGTCACGGGCATCCGCTGCGACGAGCAGATGGGCGTCGTGATCCCGCGCCCGCGCCTGGGCACATCGGGTGAAGGCCAAGGCATGCTCCTGGAACTGATGAGCCCGCCATCCCGCGGCCTGGTGGATTTCGACGCGGTGATCGACCGGTACGAGAAGCGCATGGCCATGACTGTCCTGGCGCAATTCATCTTCATAGGGATGCGCGACGTGGGCACGCAGGCATTGGCGTCTACCTCTAAGGACTTCTTCGTGGATGCTGTGGGGGCCTGGGCTGATGCGGTGGGTGACGTGATCAACCGCTTCGCCCTCCCGCGCATGCTGGCGCTGAACCCGTTCGGCCTGGAGGAAATGCCAGTACTGAAACACTCCGAGATTGGCGTATTAGACCTGACCGGTATCGCACAATACGTCAACGCCCTCGTCGGTGCACAGGTGCTCTCGCCGTACCCGGAATTGCAGAAGCACCTCTTGGAGATTGCCGACTTCCCGGAGATGCCGGAGAAGCCGGCCCGGCTGACACCGCCGTCGCCACAACTGCAACCCGCCACCGGACCCATCGCGCCCGAAGGGCCAGAGCAACCCGTAGGAGTGGAGGGGGAGGAAGACGCCGAGCGGTTCGCCCTTCGCCTCAAGCAAGGCGGACCGAAGTGGGAACGCGCGACCAACGCCTATCAACAGGAATTACAACGCACCTGGGCCGACTGGGCCGACAGGACGGCGGGCGACCTGGCTGGCGCGGAGACGGAAGAGGAGCGCGACGACATCACCGACGAGGCCGTGGCCGCCATCGTAATCGCCCTGATGCTCCTGGGCCGCAAGCACCTGCCGCAGGCGCTCACCCTGGGCCTGGGCGGCGACCCGTCGTCACCCGAGGGTATCCGTATACTGGCCGATGCGATGCTGGAGAACGAGCGTTACCTGAACGACAGCCTTGCACCCGCCATTCGCACGAAGTTGGAGCAGGGGATAGCGGGCGATCCCGCCATTGCCACGGATGCGGCGAGCCTGGGCGGACTGCTGGGCACGTTCAACGCGCGGGTGGGCAATTATGCGGGGGCGTTCTGGGCGCTGATCGCACGCGGGGTAATAGATAAGGTATCTCAGCGGGAAGACGCGAACGAAGTGCCCACACGGATCGTGCTAGACCCCAATGCAAAACATTGCGAAGAATGCCCGCAGTACGCCAAAGAATATGATAACTTCCAGGCCATGTTGGCCGAGACTGGAGGTCGGGTACCTGGACAATTCAAGTGCAACGGAAACTGTAGGTGTACGCTTTTGTTCAAGCTACCTGGCGGCGGATGGGGGAGATGGTAG